ATATGTGAACAAAACATATGCCGCCGCCGGATCAACAACCGTGATGGTATCCATGAAGGGGACAAATGATGGACACAATAGACCCAAAGATGGCGAGGCTTTGGACGGCTGATCGCATGGAAGCATTGATGATTGATCTTGGTACACAAGAGGCTATCAACAAAAGCTGGGGCGCTCATTACGACGAGCTGCATGGCAAGTACAAGAAGCTATGCGATGCGCTCTACAAGATCGTTGGCCTTGAAGAACACGAGATCGAAACGTGTGTGTGGGTCGCCAAGACTGCATTGAAAGACACCGGGGAGTGGCCGAGATGACTGACTACCAGGTCGCAGCCTTTTGGCTTGTGATCTGCCTGCTAGGGATAACTCTAATTTGGGGACTGCTGAAATGAACTACACAGACGTATTCGCACAAGCCATTGCTACCTTGAGGGAGCGTGGAGAGAAGTATGGCAACGCCGCTGAGATGTTTGACCGAACAGCTCGTCTGGCAACAATTATCTTGGATAAAGAAATCTCACCTTTTGAAGTGGCGACTATCCTGAAGTGCATGAAAGACGCCAGAAAAAAGAATGACCGGCTTAACGTTGATCATTACATCGACGCAATCAATTACGAAGCGTTCGCGTATCAGTTTGCTACCGCCAGTTTGGACGCAGAAACAGAAGACAGGCTTACCGCTGAGTTTGCCAAGAAGTTCGCCCCCGTCATGCCTGACACAGGAGAATTCAATGTCTAAGAAGAAGCCCGCAGCCCCAAAAACTTCCGCAAGGCGCAAGGTATTTGTCGCCACTCCCATGTACGGGGGAATGTGCACAGGTTTTTACACGCAAAGCATTCTACAGATGCAAAACGTGTTTATGCAGAATGGTATCGAGTCCGCTTTGTCTTTTGTTTTTAATGAGAGCCTGATCCAGCGCGCCCGCAACAGCCTGGCTCACGCATTTTTGAAGACGGACGCCACCCACCTTCTGTTCATTGACGCGGACCTGAGATTTGACGCCAACGGTATCTATCGAATGCTGGAGTGCGACAAGGACGTGATTTGCGGGATATACCCTAAGAAGGAAATCAACTGGCCCATGGTGAAGATCGCCATTGAGCAAGGCGTCCCTGCTGAAGAGCTGAAGCACCACACGGGTTCATGGGTGATCAATCTGGCAGGCTATGCCGGGTCTGCCACTGTATCGGTTAATGAGCCGTTCGAGATATGGGCAGGTGGCACTGGAATGATGCTGATCAAGCGCGAAGTGTTTGAAAAACTTAAAGAAACCACTGAAAGCTATTTGAACGACATGGTTGATTTGTCAGGCTCCATTCAAGACAAGGAGCGCATTTACAACTTCTTCTCGCTCAGCATAGAGCCGGGGACAGAGCGTCTTCTGTCCGAGGATTACCACTTTTGTCGTGAGTGGCGAGAGATCGGTGGACAGATATGGGCAGCACCCTGGCTCACGCCGGGACACGTTGGAACCTATCTGTTTGAAGGTCAGTTGCCGATAGACAAGGAAAACTTGGTTGAAGAGGGGCCGCAATAGCCGTCTCTTCGCGCATTGTTCACCTTGATTTCAGTTATTGTCTGGGAGGTATCTTTTGAAGACCAAGAGATGTCCTTCCAGACGTAACAAGCGGTCTGATTAGTCGCGCTTGTGCCCGTCAGACTTGAGCAAGCCATCAGGGGAAACGTCAGCAGCATCGCCAGCAGTAATCGCATGTTCAATTCTCCCAAGAGCATCAGCAGTAGCCTTCGCTTCAATCTCAGCGACGGCATCTCTGCGGATTTTGTAATAGACACAACTAGTTAGCACAATGGCTAACAGTCCAATTGCGGCGTAACGTCCTAGAGGGGTGAAAAGCAGGTTAAACACCATGCTCCTCCATGTGTTTCTTACGGAAAAACCATATGGCCGCCGCCAACGCAATGATGGCGGACATGATAAGGAAATTGGGGTTGCTGAGTAGACCAATAAATTGATCCGCCGTGTCAGACGCGTCTTTTGCCTGCGCAGCGACTTCCTTTGCAACACCCAAGCTTCCAAGGCCAGCCGTGACCAGCGCTGCATTACCCTGTTTGCTGTCCGACATCGTTCGTACAGGTACAGGATCGGGATCGGTGCGCTGTTCATGTTCATCCGGCGATGGCTCCTCAGAAACCGCTGCAAACGCTACAGGCTCTCCAGCGGCCCACCACTGACCTTCTGCCTGGCGACGACGTACTAGACCGGGGAGAACTTTACCGCCACCTTTGGTCCATTTCAGAAGCTCTGCGGGAACGTCGTTGAACTGCGCCGCGTTTACCTTCTTAAGAAGGGTGGAAGACTTCAGGTTTCCAATGCCAACGTTGTAGGCGAAGTCCACCAGCACGTCGAACTGGTGCTGCGTCAACGGCTGATGAACCATGTCGCGCACAGCGGTCTCGTACTGTTTCAGATCACGCGACAGGATGTCGTCTGCCTGCTGTTGGGTAATGGTCATTCCATCACGCGGCGGAGGGGCGCCAGCGGCGGATGTATGGCCGTAGCCAATAGTGCAAATTCCAGCCGGGCAACGATAGGCCGTCAACTTGCAGCCTTCAAACTTTTTGAGAAGGGCGGTCATTCCGCCTGGGCTCATTTGCATGGAATAACTCCTAGTGGTGGACAAGGCCAATAGCAACAAGGGCAATGCAAACAAGAGCCACAACAGTCGCAAGAAACACCGCACCCCACATCAGAAGCGTGTGCATCAGGGCCTCCTGTTCTTTTTCAGCCTCAAGAGCCGCAGCTTTCTGGTCTTTTTTGATCTGCGTTGTCGCCGCAACAACCTGATCCCATGCAGCGATACCGAATTCTCCAATAAAATGGTTCTTCAGATCGGCCATCATGGTTTCGGCTTCAGCCTTGGCGGCATACGCTTCCATCGCTATTTGTTGAGCGGATTTTCCTGCGGCAAAATTTCCCTTGGGCTCCGCAGCGGCGCGAGTAATGGCGGCAACGCTGTCAAACAACGATCCAAGATCGCCAGCCATGCCCTGTAGCTCTTTGCCTACAGATATACCGGCCTTGATGGCCTCGTAACTGCCTTTGGCAAGCGCTAAAAGTGTAAGCGGGTCCATTTACCGGCATCCCCATCTGCGACGAGCCGCCTTACCACGCTCTCCCTTCCACTTTTTTGAACGGGCGCAGAAGCTTTTGTGACGGCCACTCTTGGGGTCTTTGGTCGGGGCTTTCAGCTTGCTGCCAGTAGCCTTGTTGTACTTACGGCGGCCCTTCTCCGTGAGGCCGCCGCCAGCTTTAACGGATTGCTTCTCACCGCGACCGACGCTGAGAGACGGCCCCGACATTACAGACCTTCGCCTGGCGTGAAATAGCACTCAGACGCCGCTTCACCAATGAAAGCGATATACATGTTGGCGCCAGGGCTGAACTGGTACGGGATCGTAAAGACCTTGATAGAGCCAGGCACAGAAACCAGCGCGTAGGCTGGCGTTCCGTTCCCAGGCACAACCGCCGCCACGTTCGACAAGTTGCTAACCGTAAAGTACACAGGATAACCCGTGGCCCCGGTCGGCTGATGGTTCGCCACGCAAAGCTGATTGCACGGTCCATCAGAAGTGACGGTTATGGTCTGGCTGCTTGTGGTGACGTTCGCCTTGTACGTCTTTCCCTGAGCCTGAAAAGCTATGTTATTGCCCATCAGACTTCACCCTTCTCCGGCTTGCTGACGGGGCTATTCTTGTAATCGGTGGGATTACCAGAGTAGTTCCAGACAGACTGAAAGCCCCCCATAGGGGCCTTGCCGGGGGTGAACGTGCCGCCACCGTACCCATAGCCGTCGCGGGGCTTCTGGGGACGGATAGGAATGGAATGCGCCCCTAAACCGGAGTGCATTGGATCATTCGGACTGTTCTTGTTGTTGCGATCTTTCACGGGCAGGCTCCTTCTTAGGTCCACGCGTTTCTTTGGTGAGGCTTGGGATGTAAACCAGCACCGCAAACCCGACGGCGATGTACAGGCGCTCCATCGACGGAGCATACATGGCCCAAGCAGCGAGACCGAAAGTCATCCACAAACCCATGAGGGTCAGAAGTCGAGCTGTGACGACGGCCAAGGCCATGCGCACGAGCGCTATAACAGAAACATCCACGGTTTGTCCCCAACGTTTGTTGCGTCGGCATTAGACATCATCCTCAGTCAGAAAGCCAGAGCCATAGGCGTCGTCCGACATTTTCTGTTTAATCTTTTCTAAATTCATTGCACGATCTATTACCTTAAGCTTTACCTCAAGGTCTACAGCCGCGTCCAACATGACCGCTTTCAGGAGATCGCTGACGGCCTTTTCGAGATCAGGATTGATGCCGCTGGTCTTCTTGCTCATTTTTCTTGTGCCTGTCCTGCAACAAGCGACCCAATGCGCGGCGGCAATGTTGCTGCGTACGCTCGTGTAGCTTTCAAAATCAAGTTTGAAATCATGTCAAGCTTTGCTGGCTCATATGCAAATTTAACAATTTCATCCAATTGCCTGCCAAGGCCATCAATTGAAGCTTGGGGAATGCCCACAGATTGCAAAGCTGGAGCAATGTCATCTTTGAATGTTTGAACTGCCGCTTTAGGGCTTTTGCTGGCAGCCTCGGCTACGGTCTCTCTTACGGCAATCATCAAATCAGCCTTGGAAAGAGGGTTCTGCGCTATGATTGGACCAATCAACTTCCATTCGGAAGGCTTTCCACCTGTAATCAAAGATTTGATACGAGCTACAGGAAATTGATTTCCACGAATGGCGTCTACTATTTGCTTTGTCTCTTGGCTAACTTTTTGAATGCGACCTTCAGCGCCAGAAACAAGAGCCTTGCCTTGTTTTTCTGCGGCTTGAGCACCTTTTAGATTGTAAATATAAGCTTCAGTTTTCCGACGCAATTCAGCAAGTTGCGGATGACTAAGGAAATCTTTTCCTGCGGTGCTTAACCATTTTTCAGCCGCTTCGGCGGTTTTGGCTTGTCCAAGTTGGCTTGCTACATAATCTCCAGCAAGTTTCCTTACTTCTGTCACGTCACCAGCAGTTAAACGGAGAGCGTCATCAACGCCCTGTTTACTTCTAAAAGCTTCTTTGACCAACTGATCTGGGCTTTTTTTGAACCGTATTGGATCATCAAAATCAATGCCGGTATATCCTTTACCAGCTTTTCCTTTAAATTTATCGAGCAAGCGCGCGTATGTTTCATATGTTCCTTGAAGCACATCATGAGCTTTTCCGGCAAATTGAGATTGAATGTCGCTTATATCGCCATATAGTTTTTTGGCAATGTTTTGTTCTAATGCTTCGTAACCTTCTGCGGGTTCTCCAAATGCAGCTTTTCCAAGCTTGCGACGAACGTCATCAAGAGCATCAAACGCCGTTGGGTATTCCCTGACGTGTTGAACTTGTCCTTCTTTGTCTACAAAACTAGAAACTTTAAAACCTTTTTGAGAAGCTATTGTTGCCTCTTCTGCTGTGATTGGCTCGCGTAAAGTTTTAATTGCGCCTAACAAACGTTCATATGCAGAGCGAACGCCTGGGTCAGTTGTCTGTCTCATAGGGGTTTCGGTAACAACAAGCATCAACTTGTCATGCAGATACTTTTCAAGTTTTTTAAATGCCGAGGTGTTTTCAACATAGTCTCCAGCATTCTGTTTTTTTTGAACTTCCGCATCGCGCAAAGCTTGTTGAGCTTTGTACTCATCGCTCTGCATAATTTTCAAAGCCGATTGTTCAGACACAATAGATTTTCTTAGGCTTTCGCCTGTGTCAGATGCCGTTCTTGTAGCATCGCCTACAGAAGAAAGACCGCTTTCCGCTGCTTTTCGCCTGGCTTCAACATTCGCTTGTATTCTTGGAACACCGCGTTGAAGGGCACTTGTGCGACTAGCTGCACGGTTTTCAATGCCGGTGATGGCTGTTTCAAGATCCTTGAAAAGTTCTTCAGCAGCGCGGCCCTCGTTAGGAGTTCCTGTAGTTTTTGATAATTGATCAAATTTTTCTTTAATGGCTTTGCGCTCGGCTTCGGTAGCTTCTTTTGCAAGTTCGCCTTTTCCTGCGTTGATCGCGTCAACTGCATCAAAAATTCTTCCAACTGTTTTTTGTCCAGCAAATTTTAACAGTCCACCAATAATAGGCGGGGCAAATCCACCAGCAAGACGAGCTGCTTCAGCCGTCAAACCTGGATAACCAAGAATTTCTGATGCTTGTCCGGCAGTTTCTGAAGTTGCTCCTGATATAGCACCGCCTATCATGGGGCTAATGCGGCCACGAGTAATTGGAGCCGCTTTCATTTGGGTTCCAAATTTTTCTAATGTTTCCCCACCTCTTTGCATAGCGCCGCTAAGTCTTTGTCCAATAGGCCAAGGAGAAGCCCCAAGAACTTGACCAGCTGTTTTAAGACCTGTTCCTGTATATTTAGTAATTTCTGGGGTGAACGCTCCAAACACAGACCCGCTTACCGCAGAGCCGCCAACAGCCCCGAAATCTGGTTCGGTTCTATCTTGTGGAGCAACATATTTTTGCTCGCGTGGGGGTTCTGGCGCAAAACTTTCTTGCGGATCGAATGGATCAACAAACGCAGGCTTTGACTTGCCACTTTCAAATGGGTCAACAAACGCAGGACGATTAGAGTTCTCAGCCATCAATTGCCTCCATACTTTTTGAAGTATATTTCTGCAAGTTCTTGGTCTGAAAACGAAGGATTTGCTTCTTTAGATCTTTTCATAAAATCTGGAAAAGACGGTTTTTTAGGCACAATTTGTGAAGGCGCAGAAGGACCGCCATTCTGCCCAGAGCTAAGCTCGGGCAACTTTGGATACATTTTCATATAATCAGAACGATCATCTGAAAACTTTTCTTTCAAAACAGATAACTTTCTTTTTAACTCAACGACAGAATCACCAGGCTGCGGAACAACTCCGTAATTGCGCATGGCTTCGCCGCCAGTAACAGCTTTACCGCTAATATCAAGATAATAAGCATTTCTAAGAGCGTTTGCTTGAATAATAAATTCCCTTACATCTGTAGGAATATTTTTATTCAAAGCTTGCGCAACCCATTTCCCACCTTCTTCAGAAAACATATTTTGCCATTTATAAGCATCCATTTTTTTAGAAAAATCTGGGTCTTCCAATTTTTTCAAAAGCTTATCTGTTGATTGGATTGAATTATTCAAAGAAATATAAGCTTTTCTTTCTGACGCAGCGGGGTTCATTGAACGCTCTGTTGAAGCACCGCTCACTCTTTCAACCTTGCGTTGATCTTGTATAAATTGGCGAATTTCTGCATCAGTAGACAATTTCAATTCGCCATCAACATTTACCCATTGTGTAGTTGCTTCTTTTTGAGACTCTCTTAATTTCAAAGCATCAAGATTTTTCTGAGCAGTCAACACATGATTGTTGGCTTCATCCAGCTTGTTCAACAAGAACGCAGCGCCGTTCTGGCGCACAATAGCCGCAGGTTCAGGCCCCATAGCAACCGCCGCCGTTTCAGCCTTTGCAACGCCAGCCTGATAGTTTGTCTTCATCATCTCGATGGCGTCGGCCAGCTTCTGACGAGAAATCTTGTAGTTAGCGTCCCACTCTTTCATGGACGTATCGTACTTCTGTTTCTCAAATTCAATGCGAGCCTTGTTGCCTTCTTGATAGCCCTTCATCACGCCAGTCATGGCGTTCATAGCGTTGACACCGCTCATCATGCCCTTGGAGCCAAGCAGAATGCCCGCGATAGGAAGAATGGTCGCAAGACCCATCAAGCCTTCATGGGTGTCGGGCGTGATGTTCATTTTTGGCGGAGGAGCCATCTTGTCCATCGCCGTCTTCTGCTCTTGCATTCCGGCGTACATCGTTTGAACGGCGTCTGATTTGCCCTTGGCAAGGGTTTCTGCCTGCTTGCGTTTAGCAGTTTCATTTTCAAAAGAAGCTTGCTGGCTCTGCTTGTACAGACGCTCAAAAGGGTCAGCAACGCTCTTCATAGGCCCTGTTTTAAGAGCCTCAAGAGCGCCCGTTTCATCAGCGGACGGAGTGTACTGCGGAGGTGCAACGGTCTGAGTGTCTTCTGCCATGTTTCACCTTTAAGCCGAGCGACCATACATCATGGCAAGCATTCCAAGCATACCGTTTGCTGCCTGACCGGCTTGCTGCGACAACGCCATCTGGGTATTGATGCCCGTCGTTGTGCCGGAAAGTTGGTTTTGAATGGCCTGACCAATAAGCGGCGTGCCAGCCCCAAGAAGCTGAAGAGCCATTGTTTGCTGGTTGGAAAGAAGCCTCTGACGAAGGTCTTCGATGGAACGACCGGCCTGAGCCGCACCCGCCCCGCCTCGTCCTTCAGAGCTTTGTGCCGCCTGTGCCTGAGCCGCTGCAAGCTGCTGTTGCTGAGCGGGCGAAAGAGCGCCTGTAAGGGCCTGACCAAGCTGCTGGCCGCCCTGTTGCATGAAAGGCTGAGCCTGCTGCATTTGCTGTTGAGCAGCCGTGTCGTAAGCCGCCTTGAGCTGGGCAGCCGTGCTTTTTCCTTGGTTCTGAGCCATCAGATAGTTTGCACCAAGCCCGCCAATGCCAAGAGCGGCAATCAAGTCTTTGGTGGCAATGTTGCCAAAGGGGGTCTTGACGGTGCCGGGAGCACCAGGAGCTTTAACTTCTCTATCGCCTGTCCCCAAAGCCTGCTCTTCAGGCTGAGCTTGCGACTCTCCTGTTAACTTTGCAACATCAAACGCCCCGCCTGCTGGCTGATTATATGCCGCAAATGTTGCGTCAGTAGGGCGTCCTGCAAAAGGATTGACGTTCAACCCAACATCTTGACTTGTTGCAGGATTAGTCAGATTGGCCTGGTAGTTGCTTAAAGGGGTGTTATAATAATTGGCCCACAGTTCTTGTCCGGGAGCCACACCAGAAACGCTTTGGTTTCCAACATCAATATTGTAAAGTTCTTGAACTGAAGCCGCGTTTTGCGCCATTTCTTGCGGGGTGAACCCGCCAGTATTTCCCGTTGCAAAAGGCTGAAACGTATCTGCCATAGGAGCAGAGGTGGCTTCATATGTTGGCGGTGAAAAACCCATATCAATAAAATCGTCAAACTCTGGCAATCCTGTATCAGGATTGATCGTGCCAGAACCACCTTCTGCCTTCAAACGAGCAGCTTCGCGAGGCGTGATATGGGCAAGAATGGTATCTCGTCCACGGCCCTTCTTGCGCAGTTGCTCAGCCGCCTTCCGCAGGGGAAGACGGGGCATGTCAGAGTCCAAGATACGCGCGAGGTTCTTTGCCATTACGTCACCGTGCTTCCAACATCCCGAAGGGACTTATCCGTTTCGCTCCAAACGTTCTTGGGCGCTTTTTCGTCAGACGTGCCGCCAAGAACAGGACCACCGGGACTATACCCCATCCCAGGGGCCGCGAACAGAGCCGACCCAAGAGCGCTGGGAGCCCCGGCAGATTGGAACCCGCTGACGCCTGATTGAGTTGGGTAACTTGACGCGGTGGACGCGGTTGACCCTCTAGATGCTGGGAAAGCTTGGTTAAGCCCGTACCCAAGAGCGCCGCCAAGGGCGCTGGTCCCAACCTTTCCAAGATCAAAATAGTTTCCGGCAGCCCCGCTTATACCGCCCGAAGCACCACTGATAAGACCTGATCTGAGAGCTGAAGTGAAGTCGGCTCCGCCTGCTAAGGCTCCCGTTGTTCCGCCGGCAAGGGCGCCAGCGCCTTTTACGGCTCCGGCTCCAAGCGCCTCAGACCCGCCTAAAGTTGGTTTTACAGGTATTTGTGGGCCGGTATCACCCACCGCGCTCACCCCGCCCAAAGCATCGCTAACAAGGCTGCTGACACCGCCGCCAACACCGCCGCTGACAAGGCCGCCAACAATTCCTTTTCCAACATCACCACCCGTAATTCCAGCGCTCAAGCCACCGGATAACCCGCCTACAACAGCGCCGCTGGCCGCAGATGCAGCCACACCCGTAAGGCCAAGCTCCGCAACCGCCGCTGCAATAGTTGCGCCCGCAAGCTCAGTTATGGCAAAGCCTATGATCGCTGGAAGTAAGGGCATTACAAATCCAACTCATATTTGAAAGAAGGAACCATTTGCCCGCCCATCATGCGTTGAGATTGGCTTATTTTAATTGGCAAGCCGGTTCTTTGCACCAAACGATTGACTGATGGGTTTTCAGAATAACTGATCATCTTTTTGAAGCCCATTTGCTTCAAGCTGGCGGGTACTTTTTGCCAACGTTCAACCACTTGATCTGGCTGTTCTATGGTAGCTGTGTGCAACTCAACCATTTGATTGGGCATTGGTTTAAGAACAAAGACGGTATTGTGCATCTTTAATAGCTTAACCATGCCCTTTTTTTCTGCCACAGACAATTGGGCCGCGTACTGTCGGGGGTCAACGCCTGGGTATTCTTTGCCAATCGACTGGATCACAATGTCCGCAATTGGCACTTCTTTTGAAGCCGCTTTGGCTTCTTTTTTGGGAGCTGCACGAGGCGTCAGTCCAGTCTGGAGGCTGGAAGATTTGATTGGGTTCGGGATGACTGGCTGTACCATCAAGTGACTCCCAAGGATGCCGCGATTTGCGTGTGGATCAGATAATGCTGGCTAATCCACTCGTAAAAGTCGTCTTCTCGCCTGAAATCCGCGTCCAACATGTTGAACGGGTTGCTCAAGTTTAGCACAGCAGCAAAATACTGGTGTTCTGTTTGATGAGCAAGTAGCCAGTCGTCAAAGTTGTCAAAGTCAACGTCCGTAATCGGGTAGCCAGGCGGGTCATTGCCTTTTTCGATCAGGGTGTCTCTGAACAACGTGTGCTGCAAACTGTTCTCAAACAGGAAATCGTGCATGGCGTCTTTGTCGCCAAACGTTACGCTTGAGAGGTTTGTAAAGTTCATGTCTTGTCCGCTTTGTTGTCAAGCTTGTTGAAGATTTGCTTCAAGATGTCTTTCATTTCAAGGATGTCGGATCGGTAGTCAACTTTGGTGACATAGTTCGTGTGAAGATCGCGTTCTACGTCTCTGACAACTTGCCAAACGGTTTGGAGGAACCATCCAATAACGATTCCAAACCCACCAATAATCATGTTGATAAGGTCTTGGCTCATTCTGCGGGTCCAATTGTTAGATCGCCAGACGCTACAAGGGCCATGATGTTGGTGTAATTAGGATCGTCCAACGTAAACGCGGAAACAAGACGGCTTTCTTGCTTGCCATCGGGCCATTCGCGCCAGACAACAAGTTCTGTCTGGAAAAATGACACGGGTAACAAAATCCAAACTGGTTCGTTCATAATTCTGCTCCTGTCCATATAATTAAAGCGGACGCATTGGTGGGGTAAAGAGCAATCGAATTACCGGCAACCATAGTTGGAGAACCGGCAGTTGTTGTTGATTGCACAACCCCAGTATTAATACCGGAGCATGTAAAAGTTATACTAGAACAAGTGCCGCCGGTTGAGTTTGCGTAATTGACTACGTTCCAATGCGCAGCAGAAGAAACGGTTATTCCCGTAAATGGAATACGAGGAATAACAGGATACACATAAAATACAAAACTTTGCGTTGTAGAACTTGCTAAACCCGCATAACGTTCCCCGCCACCAGCATATGTATTGGCGTAACAATACCTCTGGCACTGAACCAATTGATCGCTGTATATCTGACGCTCATAAGGCGTGGCTTTTGTGCCTGGTTCAAGTTGCACCAGTCCGCACGTTCCAGTGCTAAACTCAACAGTTATCTGCTGACCTGCTGTGGCGCTTGATGTGGTGATTGGGCTTGCAGCATATGAACCACTGGTAGATGCCCCATTGATAGCGATGCGGGCAGTGGCAGTGCCTGTCCAAGACAATGTATAAACGCCGCCAACCACGTTCACATTTTCAACGATCTGGGCGATAGTGCCCGCCGCAATGGTAATCGTTGTATCGGGTGTTCCCTGAGTAAACGTGTAGTTGCTGTTGGTAGTTGTAGATTTCCAACGGTCGTGCATGTATGTGCCAGAAGCAGTAGCGGTTCCGCTGACATACGCACGTTGGTTTACAAGAAAATTGCCATTGATGAGAATATTTCGTTTGAACGAAGACGCCATTATAACGTTGCCAACTACGGTGGCATTTTGATTTTGATCTAACGTAATTCCAGTGACGCCATTTGATTGCAACGTAAGATTTGCCGATGCACCCGCGTTGATTGTCGCCGCAACAAGAGATGTAAGGTTTCCAAGGGAAGTAAGAGACGAGGCGGTCACTGTAGCGTTTAATGTTGTTCCGGTTAAGGTTGCCGCATTGGCAGTTACCGTTCCAGAACCGCCCAAGTTGATTGATGTTCCATTCACCGTCACGGAAGAATTAGCAAGACCGCTGTTTGGGATTGCGGAATTGATAGCACTGGCTGGAATAGAAATTGTTGAATTGCTCGCCGCAGTAAGACGGCCCTGTGCATCAACCGTAAATGTTGGAACAATAGATGCCGAGCCATATGAAGCCGCTGTGACAGCCGTGTTGGCAAGGCTGATCGTGCCTGTAGTCGTTATGGGTCCGCCCGTTAAGCCGGTTCCTGTAGCAACAGTAGTTACGGTGCCACTACCGCCGCCGCCGCTACTGGTAAATTGCGCAACAGTTTTGAGCGACATGATTACACCCCATCGCCAGGCGTGATGAAAACGGTGATGTTTCCGCTTGCGGTAATGCCAGTGAAATATGCATTTGGCAAGAACGTCAGAATTTCATCTGTCCCGGGAAGCAAGGGCAAAGTGAATGTGCTGCTTGTAATAACTACGGCATTTGTATTTGCCGCCGCTGAAGTCACGCCATAACCAAGATACGCCATAGTCACCGTGGAGCTGGCAGGAATGACAATTCTGTATTGGTTTGACCCAAGCCCGTTAGATAGGGCTTGCACAGGAGCTGGGGCCGCCGTGTTGGCTGTAAACACAACCGTATTGCCAAGTTGAGTAAAGGCTTGAACGCCCATTTGATGCTCCTACGGTTAGTTCATGATGCCTTGAGTGAGATTGCCAGTTCCAAAAGTTGTGGCAGTTGTGATCGCCGTTGCGTTATAATCCATTTTGTATGTTGGATTAGACAGGCACGCAGGGTCAATGCCGGAACAACGATATTCGTTGTAAGTTGTGTTAGTCGTGACCGCGTAGTAGCCCACGCTAAAAGCGGACGCTTTGCCAGCCACTGTCATTTGAAAAACATTTCGTGAACTGCTGTTTGTGATAATGATTGCGGCGTTTCCGTTAGTAACGGAATAGTTCCTGATTTGATCGGCAAAATAAGAATTGCTTACGTTGCTTAAATAGTAAACTCCATTAGACGAAGAACATTCATATGCAATGTTGTTTGTATGCGTGATACCCTTGTTTGTACCATCCGTGTAAACAGCATAAATTCCAGAGCCAGAATTTACGCCAAGAAGTATCTCAACTTGAGACACACTGATCGCGCCTTTATTGTTAGAATAATATATTCCGTAAAATGAAGTGTTGCTCGTGTTTGTTGCTATGTACCCGCCAGTAATTTGCACAACCCCGTACAAACTGGTGTTGTAAAGCTCTATACCCGCAACATTGCATGTGTCTAAAACACAATTAGTTATTTGAACATCTTCGTTCTTGTAGTCGACGGTTCCGCTAGTGTTTCCGGTTCCAACAAGATTTATGCCAACTCCCATTTGGCTTGTTTCAAATTTATTAATAAACAAATCTGAGTACCCATAAGTTCCAGAAGCTACAAGACCCTGATAGTCCAAAGCGGATGTCCATGTTATTCCGTTACCAACGTCGCAACCATCTAAATAGACAGAAGCATTGCCTCCAGCATATCCAATGTTGGTGTCTGCATTTAGATAGAACCCGTAATACTGATCTGTACCAGCGCCAACGGAAGCAGACGTTCTGTTTGTGACACAGAAATTCATTCGCAGATTTCCATTTCCGCGAATTTGAAATCCATACTGGCTCTGTGTAGTGAACACGCGGTCAATGTCTGTCCAAACAGTAAATTGCATTAACAAACCACTACATGCGGATTGAGTGACAAGATTTGCGCTTCTAGTTAAACTCACATAACGAAGCACATTGTTAGATTGCAGCGTTCCAGTGTAGCTGTTTGGCCCTATTTGATAAATGGTTGCCGTGCCGCTTCCTATTTGGATGGTGCTGCCCTGGCCGTTGCCCGCAACATTACCGTTCATCGCTCCAATAACAGATCGGCCTGCCGTCTGATGCAGAATGGTGCTGGCGGTCTGATACACCGCCTCCTGCAAATACGTCACCGGACATGCGACGATGCAAGCATTGATGGCCGGGGCGCAATCAGTTCCGAAGCTGTTTGAAATTGCCCCCCACCATTCAGGATACCCAATGGACGTGTACTGGTTGTTGATTGTGACCTTGCCGGTTCCTGCGCAGTTAAATATTTGAAATACGCCAGCAGATACGCCGCCCGCAAAAGCAACTGTTACGCCTGTAGCGATGTTAAAAATCGCACCCTTTTCAAAAATCATCAACGGATTGAGAGAAACGTTTCCTGAAATCAGATATGTTCCAGAAGGAACATAAACTTGATTGGATGTAGACGACGACATCAACGAAAGCGCAGAAGTGTCATCGGTTGTGCCGTTTCCTGTAACGCCAAAATCTTTCACGCTGACAAAATCAGACAATTTTGAAGAAGTTGTCCGGCTTACAGCGTTGGTGATGGGCGCGGTGTAAGACACATTTGCAGAAGACCCTACGGCAGCAAAATTTAGATCAAGCTGCTGCAAGGGGATAGGAGAGGTCGCTGTTGCGAAGGTGTAGGGAACGGTCATCAGAACCTCACTCGTTGTTCGTATTCCATCTCAAGGGTGTTCAGCGTGAACGCTGGCGTGCTTGATGTTATTGTCAAGCCAAGATATTTTCCATACTGCTGTGCATCAGATTTGTAGAGCTGATACCCAGACCCGCCTACCCATCCAATTGTTGCAAGTGAATTGTTTGTCCAAGGAATTATTGAACCAAAATTATTGGTCCAAGTAGACAGGTTTGTCAGAATATATGTGGGGCTAACATTAGATTCACTGTCTACCGTCACATTCAAAATTCCGCCTTGCGTTAGCGTAGCTTCAATTGCAAATTTGAGAGCTTGTTTGGTTCTGATTGTGTCCTGCATGGGCCACAAAGCGCTTTGAATTTTTGTGTTAATGTTGGACGAACTGTCTGTGTAGAGAGACAACAGATTGGTTCCGCCGGTCCCATAAACGTACAGTTTTTTAGCCGTAGCAACGGGGGT